ACAGGGGAATACAAAGTAGGTAATAACTGGAAGGAAACTCACTGATGATTACCGATCCATTGAAGATCGATGAACTAACTGTTACTGTTCGCTTTACAAGGAGTGATGATGGTGATATACTGATGGATATAAGTACTGACAAACTTGTATCAAATGGTACGATGGTTACGTTGTTATACTCTGTTGCACAATCAGCAGAGGAGAGTGTAAGAGCAGACATCATGGCAATGATGGCGATTGATAAAGCAAAGTTAAACTGAGGAAACTATGGATATCAAACCTGTACGTATCGAAGCAACCCTTATGTGGCCTTTCCTGGACAAGCCTAACGACATGTCTGGTAAGTATCAAGTAGATCTGACAAACCTGTCAGAGAAGGCTGTAAGGGCTTTAGAGGATATGGGTATCACTGTTCGTAATAAAGAAGGTAAAGGCTTCTTCATTACCGCTAAGAGTAACCATACCATCAAGGCATTGGATAAGAATGGTGATGAGGTCTTAGCACACGTTGGTAATGGAACCAAGGCTGTATGCGTCTTAGGAGCTTACTCTTGGACCTTTAAGAATAAGAAAGGTGTTTCACCGTCACTGAAGAAGCTAGTCATCACTGACCTAGTTACTTATAGTTCCAATCCACAACAGGATCAGGAGGAAACGGAAGATGTCCTCTAAACTGCCAATCATTGATGGCGACATTCTCTGCTACAGAGTAGGCTTTGCCTGCAATGAAGAGACTGAGGCTGTAGCCATCAAAACAATGGCAGAGTTGTTGGAAGAGTTGGTCTTTATAGACCTCTCTTCTGACGATTGTGTCGGCTACCTAACAGGATCTAATAACTTTAGATATGCTATTGCTAAGACACAACCCTACAAAGGAAACAGAAAAGATGCAGCTAGGCCCATTCATCTTCCTCGCCTTCGTGAGTACCTGCATACTGCTTGGGACTTCAGAGTGGTTGACGGACAAGAGGCTGATGATGCTATTGGAATCCATGCCACCAGTCTACGAGACAAATCGGTAATCGTCACCATTGACAAAGACTTAGACATGATTCCTGGTCATCACTACAACCCAGTAAAGAAAGAGAGTTATTACATCGACGACAAGGAAGCTATTAAAAACTTCTACCGACAAATCCTTACAGGAGACAAGGTAGATAACATTGAAGGCTTACGTGGTATCGGTCCTAAGAAAGCAGATAAGATCCTTGCTGAAGCAGATACAGAGCTAAAGATGTACGAAGCTGTGCTGAAGGCTTACGATAACAATCAAGAACGTGTAATAGAGAATGGTCAATTGTTATGGATTAGACGACAGGAAGATGAGCTATGGCAACCACCGACACAGTAGTTTATTTAGAATGGGTTGATGCTGTAGCCAGCTCAGGATGGTCTAAGAAGGGTACTGGTGATACTGCAAAGTGTAAAGCAATAGGGTTCATGACATTTGAGAACAACGATTGTGTACACATTGCAGCCACCATACATGATGATGAGTGTAATGGATTGATGATCATTCCTAAAGCATGGATTAGTCAATGGACGGAGATTGATATTGAAGCCTTCAAGCGCAAAAAACAAAGGAAGACTACTGCAAAAGCTAGTAGTTGAGAAGTTAAGAGAAACCTTTAACCTGAGCGAACATGATTGCAAAAGCACACCAATGGGTACACAGGGCGAGGATGTCTGGCTCTCGACGAACGCACTGGAGAGATTTAGATATGGTGTCGAATGCAAGAACAGAGCAAGAATCGCAGTCTACACAGACTATGAACAAGCAATACGGCACTGTGAAGGAAAAGAAACAGAGCCTTTACTGGTTCTGAAGCAGAATAGATCTACACCTTTAGCTGTTGTTGATCTTGATCACTTCATAGAGCTAGCATCAAAGGCTAAGTTGTATGAGATCCAGCAACGACAGAAGACTGTAGAGCAAAGTAAACTAGCAACCACATTGAGAAAAGTCTATGGCAAACATAAAGGTTGATTACCTAAACCACATGGGCGATGACTTAACAGTTGTCAATGCTGCTCGTGTTAGCTTCGATAAAGAGTCAGAGGCTACTGATTGGTTTGACACAGAGCAAAGTAACCATTACTTCCCTTTACCTGTGTTAGATCCTAAAGATGTCAAGCTGATTAAGTATCTAGCTAAACATAACCATTGGAGTCCCTTCAGTCATTGCTTTATCCAGTTCAGGGTTAAAGCACCTATATTCGTAGCTAGGCAGTTGATGAAGCATACGGTAGGGTTAGCCTGGAATGAAGTCAGTAGACGCTATGTTGATAGCTCACCAGAGTTCTATCAGCCTACTTATTTCAGACGTAAAGCACCCAATGTCAAGCAAGGTAGTTCATCAGAGCCTGTACAAAGTTTCACAGACTGGAATGAAACAGTTGACAAGTACACTGCTTATATGGTAACATTGTATGAGCTGATGCTTAAGGAAGGTATTTGCCCTGAGCAAGCTAGGATGATTCTCCCCCAATCCATGATGACTGAATGGTATTGGAGTGGGAGCCTTTACGCCTTTGCTAGAGTATGTCAATTAAGGTTAGCAAAGGAAGCCCAAGCAGAGACAAGGATCGTTGCAGAGAACATCTGCCGAGTCTGCTCTGAAGTATTCCCTAATGCATGGGATGCACTTATGAATGGAGATGAAGATGAGTGATAGTAAAATTAGTTTTCATGTGGCGATAATGGCAGAAGACAACGAAGAAGTACAGCAGTACCATGCTGATCATGGTTTCCCATTAGACCACATGGTGGATATTACTGCTACCTACGATGGTGGTATTGCTTGGCCTACGTTGTTAGAGAAAGCCTGTGAAGCCATCGGTGCTTACTATGGTTACGATGTCAAAGAGAAAGTATTCGTTAAGCAGTTTGACAAGATCGTTAACATCTTCGGACATGATGATCCTACAAACTACGAAACAGACTCAGACGCTGATGAGAATCCTGCTACTTGATATTGAATCAGCACCTAACACTGCGTATGTTTGGGGTCTGTTCCAGCAGAACATCAGTATCAGTCAGATCGTAGACAGCAGTAGTGTTTTGTGTTGGTCAGCTAAATGGTATCAAGGTGATCAGTTAATGTTCAGCAGCATCCTAAACGGTAAAAAGACTATGTTAAAGAAGATACATAGTCTCTTAGACGAATGCGATGCTGTTGTACATTACAATGGAACTAGGTTTGACATACCAACACTTAACAAAGAGTTCCTCGAGGCTGGTATGTCTCCTCCAGCACCTTACCATCAGATTGATCTGTTGAAGACTGCTAGAAAGGAGTTTAGGTTTCCTAGTAACAAGCTGGACTATGTAGCTAGAGCGTTAGGGCTCGGACAAAAGACTAAGCATGAAGGCTTTGAACTTTGGATTAAGTGTATGAACAAAGACAAAGCAGCCTGGGAAGTCATGGAGCAGTACAATAAACAAGATGTCATATTACTGGAGAAGGTCTATGAGCGATTTCTTCCCTGGATTCGAACCCACCCAAACGTCAGTATATGTAACGACTACACAAGCTGCACACGGTGTGGAAGCTACAGTCTACAGCGGAGGGGGTATAGCACTACTGCCACGGGAAAGTACCAGCGATACCAGTGTCAAGACTGTGGTGGATGGCAGCAACAACGTAGAGGAGAAAAACTTGCTACAGAAATACTCAAACCAAGCTAAACAGGTTGGAGGTGATCACTACAAGCAGACAACACTCCAGCCTTGGGATGTCATCAGTGCTTGGTCTTTAGATCCTTGGTCCGCTAATGTAGTTAAATACATTCAAAGGTTTCACCGTAAAAACGGTAAGGAAGACCTACAGAAAGCAGCACACTATCTGGAGTATTTGATTGATAACTATGATACCGTAAAGAAAAAGTATTACAAGGAGTAACTATGGCTTTGACGATTCTGGACTTATTTGATAAACTAAAAAGACTAGATGAGATATCTCTACTTGAGATACTGAACATAACAGCAGAAGACTTGGTTGATAGGTTTGAGGACAGAATCGAAGCCATGTTTGATGATTTAGTTGACGAACTAGACGATACAAAAGAGGAAGAGTAATGAAGTTGAATAACTACCAAGCATTTATCCACAAGAGCCGCTACAGTAGGTTTCTTGACGAACAAGGGCGTAGAGAGAACTGGGGTGAGACTGTAGATCGCTACATGGCTTTTATGCAAAAGCAGTTACTGAAGAAGCATAAGTATGAGATTCCTCAGCATATCTTTAAGACTGTACACAAGGCTATCCTGAACCTTGATGTCATGCCTTCGATGCGCTGTATGATGACTGCTGGTGAGGCACTGGAGCGGCAGAACATTGCAGGATATAATTGTTCGTATCTTCCCATCGATGATCCTAAGTCATTCGATGAGGCAATGTACATCCTTCTATGTGGCACTGGTGTCGGTTTCTCTGTAGAGTCTAAGTATGTCAATCAATTACCTGAAGTCCCTGATCAGCTATTCGATAGTAAAACTACTATCGTGGTATCCGACAGCAAAGAAGGCTGGGCTAAAGCACTACGACAACTTATTGCTTTACTCTATGCTGGAGAGATTGCAAAATGGGATGTCTCCAAAGTTAGACCTGCTGGGGCAAGACTTAAGACCTTTGGAGGAAGAGCTTCTGGTCCAGAACCCCTCGTTGAACTATTCAAGTTTGTTATTAGGAAGTTCCAGTCGGCCAAAAATCGTCGTCTCTCGTCCATTGAATGCCATGATATTTTGTGCAAGATCGGGGAGGTTGTTGTTGTGGGTGGTGTGCGACGATCTGCAATGATATCTTTAAGCGATCTAAGTGATGATCGTATGGCACACGCTAAAGCCGGTGCTTGGTGGGAACAACAAGGACAACGTAGCTTAGCGAACAACTCTGCTGTGTATGATACAAAGCCTTCAGTGGGTCAGTTCATGCGTGAATGGTGCTCAGTCTATGAGAGTCATTCTGGTGAGCGTGGTATCTTCAACAGAGAAGCATCACAGAAACAGGCTGCTATCAATGGTCGTAGAGATCCTAATCATGACTTTGGTACGAATCCCTGTAGTGAGATCATTCTACGTCCATACCAATTCTGTAACCTCACTGAGGT